TGGTAAAGTTACAACACAACCTGCCGCCGCGTTGATAGTAAAGATACTACCTGACTGAGCTACTGTAGGTGCTAGTGTTGCCGCTGTACTTGCCACGACATTTACTTTGTGGTTCAAAGCTAAAGGAACACCGCCAGCTGTAGATCCATCTGAGATAAAGAACTGATTACTTGAATCATCGAAGAATAAATCTCCGTCTCTACCTGTGTGTGAAGCTCTGGCTTGAGCGATAACTTTCGCAGTTATTTTTCTTGTTGCCATATTTTTTCTCCTTTATATGGGTTGGGACTGTTATAGCACTATTGCTACTTTCATACCTTTATACAGTGCAGTGAACATTTTTTGGAGATCCACTGGACCTTTATACATACCAGTCTGTACGGGTATTTACCAGATATTTTGGTTTTTAATATGCGTGTATGAACTTTTCTAGTGTAAGACCTTTAGAATCAAAGCACTCCACGTAGTCTGAGTTGTTGGAGTGCCTTATGGTTCCCTGACCCCACACCACATCGTGGTCGCTGTAAGCGAATGCTTTCTTTATGGTCACATCGATGTATTCTCCATTGCCAACTCCCAGTGTGAGGAAAGTCACGTACCTGCCCTTGTCCCCTCGGAACACCCTGCCGTTGGCTATCATTCCGGCAAACTCTACCTTGTCCAGGTACAGCTCTTTGACATACATGCCCGGCATGAAGTCTTCCTGACTCCACCAACCGTACTTCCTGTATTGGTATTCCGGCGTGTCCCATTTGTCGGACTTGCTTGGTGTGACAACATCTATGCCTACTCGCTTTGCTTCCGTCCTGTACACCCAACGTTTGTATGATCCATGACAGTGTTTTAAACATGCCTTCCAGAACTTCTCAGGGTTGTGTGCTTTTTGGTATGCCAAAGCCCATATCAGTCTACCTAGATTGACAGCGTGTGCCCTGCACAAGCCGAACCCGGATAATGATTCTAGCATTGTGATGATCTCATCCTTTCGTGGGTGATCACCTAGTTTGGTTATGAACTGCATTATTTTCTCTTCGTTCTTTTTTGCAAACGCCCTACGGTACATGTCTGCCTCGTACTTGTCTATGCCTAGCACCTCTGATATCCTGTCTATGGCATCGTCCTCATACACTATGGTATCGCTCATACGTTCCTTGCTCCAGTCATGGAACATGGTTGCTTTCTTACGTCCAGACACAGCGACTGGTCTTATCAGTGCCGTGCCGAACACACAGTCCTTGCTACTCTTTGGTTGTATGGCTCGGAACAATCTCCTCATGGCCGGGCTCTCTGCCTGCGTCACTCCCAACACGTCTCCTCGACATAAAAGGTCCGAGGTAGCGGCATCTTCCTGAGGGTAGTCTGTTAATTTCATTGTGGGATCTATCTCTATGAGTTGTGACAAACCACGATTGGCTAAAATGTCCACTTTCAGATGTTCTAGGTCCTCCACTTCGTTCTTGTCTAGAAGTATTTGATTTTCCGCCGTCTACAGGCTTTTTGGTAATTGTCTTTGAAACATTATTATTCCTCCGCAGTGTTTTGATATGCATCTTTTTTTGCCTTTCAATTTATTCTCAATTCTTTTGGCCTCCTTGACGTTGATGCCTAATGAATCGTATGTGAACCTGCGGGGTAGGTTACCCTTGACACCCAAGCGTTTGGCCGCTTCACGCCTTGCTGATTTATCTTTATAGAGCACGTAATTAGATATCCTAGCACTGCGTCCCGGCCACTTCTTGAATATCCTCTGCATGACCTCTGCCTGTTTATGATGAGGGAAATCAATATCAACATCAGGTAGGTCGTCCCTATTGGGATTGAGGAATCTTGCCACGGGTATGTCCCACTCCACTGGGTCCACATCTGTTATGCCCAGCAGGTAACAGACCAACGATGAACCAGCACTACCACGTGTCATGTGCGGTATGTCTCTGGTCATTGCGATGATGTCACATATTTGTATGAAGTAGTCTACGAAACGTAGTTGAAGGATGATTTGAGTTTCCTCGGCCAGTCTGTGCGTGTATTCTTCTGTGCCTGGACAGTGCCTAATGAATCTATCGTATAGCCTTGTTATGTCGTTTAGTTCTTTATTTTTCATGCCTATGTTTGCCTGTTATCGCCTCTCGCATTAAAGCTCTGGACAGGAATATTTATCTGCGTATATTATTTTGGTTATACTTTTTGGCGTAGTTTACTTTTAGGAACAGTGATGTCTCTGTGATCACAAGCGGCACTGATTACACATTCTTCACACAACGGTGTTCTAGATTTACATAATAGTTTGGCGTGTGTGATTAACCACATGTGTGCACCGTACTTGTACCTGCTAGGCGTTGTGTTATTGACTGTGATAGAGGCCTTGCCTTCGTCCAGACTGTCTGCCCAGCCCAGTCTCCACAACATCCTGAATACGTGTGTGTCCACTGCTATGTGTGGTTCTCCAAAAACAAATCTCATTACAATGTCAGAGCTCTTACGTCCAACCCCAGGCAGTGTCATAAGTTCTTTCTGGGTGTTTGGCACTTGCCCTTCGAACTCTTCTATCAACATCTTGCTAGTACCAAGAATATTTTTAGACTTGGCATTGAATAGTCCTGCAGGTTTGATAGCGTCAATTATTTCTTCCTGTGATAATTTCAACATGTCCTCCGGTGTGTCTGCCAGTGCAAACAGTTGTCTACAGGCCACTGCTGTTCTTTTATCCTGCGACTGTGCAGAAAGCATTACACCTATGAGACTAGTGTACGCCTTTGAATATATTTTTGCTTTGGGTTTCCTGTTGGAGTAATTAGGATACAGAGAACTTAATTTCTCGTATATGTAATTGATGTCATTACTGTTCTTCATCTGAGTGCAGTTCGTTTAGAAGTTGTCTCAGTTTGCCACCCTCTACTGTGGCCTTTACTTTACCCACTGTGTCGCCTTTACGTGGATCCGGCACTTCTGGTCTTGCGTCTTTAGGTGTTCCGGACGATGCAGACACTTTAGATGTTTGTTTAAGTGAATCATATATTGTACTTCTTTGTTTGTCAAATTGTTTGTACTCTGGATCATCTGCCAAGTCTCTGATACGTAAACTGTCAACGTCAAACTCTAGATCCACTTTTTGTCCCACACCCGAACTTGATCTGGTCTTCATGAACTGTATTTGATATCTTCCACGCTCTTTCATTGCCCTACTTGTAAATATTCCTATCACGTTATCTGCTGTCTGTATCTTAGATAGTCCGCCTGATATGTGAGAGTGATCAAACTCGATCTCTTCAACACTGGCCCTGTTCAACTGAGATGCTGTTGCCAATACACAATGTTTCTCAACAACTAAGTTTCTTAGTTCTTCAGACACGTATTTGTCTTTTATGAATAAGTCTGCTGGACTAATCTTTTTACTTTTAGGCATCATAAGATCCAAATAGTCAATTAAAATACAGTCTACTTTCTTTTTATTTTTTAATTCTAATTCTTTTAGATACGTCCTAACGTCTAGCACGTTGCTACCACTTGGCAAGTATTTGATCTGTAACGTTCCTGACTTCTTCTTTAACATCTTAACTTTCATTTCAACGTTGTCTATCTCAGGAAAAACTTTCTTGGTTGGAATATTTGTCATCATGGCATCTAGTCTCATGGCAGTAAGTTGTTCGCTCAATTCAAAAGATATATAACAAACGTTCAGACCAGCCTGTGCCCAATTGACTGCAAGATTCTGCAAGAACAAACTCTTACCTGCTCCTGATCCACCTGCAAAGATGTTTAGTTCTCCTCGGTTGAATCCACCGAATAGTTTCTTGTCTAAGTTATTCCAGCCAGTGCTAATCTGTCCGTTGTTGTCCTTGAGGGCCATAAGTCTTCCCTTTGGATCCTCGAAGTAGTCTGTACCAAGGTCTCTGGTTAATCCTACGTTAACTGCTTCTTTGACCATATCTTCAACCGGACCATAATCACCCTTCTCGAGAAGATCGGCAGATGAAAGAATTGCCTGTTCTAATGCTTTGTGTCTACAGAACGTTTCAAATTCGTCTAATAGCCAGTTGAAGTGTGCTGGGTCTA